ACTGATAAGTCTTGACCCGGAACTAAGTTAGTTTCATCTACTTCAATTAGCAAGTTACCTGATAGTACGGCATTATCTACCGCCATACGCATGAAGCCATTCATCAACGTCTGCGTATCGTCCATATTCTCTGCAATGCCTACGCCAAAGAAGCTATACGGATTAAGCTCATAAGGAACCGCCATGTAAGGAATACGTGCAGGCTTAAACGGATTAAGAACCATACGCAATAGTTTACCGTTACAAATCCATACATTGGCTTGCAACTCATCTACATTCACTAATTCATCTGGAATATCTACGCCTTGTTCTATAAGCATTTCGACATCTACCATGCCCCAATACTCTAGTACTTCAAAGCGTTCTACACCATGCTCTGGTGAGTAGTCGGAAAGATCATCTTCCCAAGATTCTTTACTGTAGTTTTCACCAAGTTGAATTGCATCATCAATTACATTACCACGAAAGTGTGGTCTGCGCTTTAGTCCACGCAATTGTGTGCGAGACATTTTATGACGCTCAATTACAAACTGTGCCTCATCCATGTTGTTTGCGTCAGGGTCAGGGTAAAAATTCCATACAGATACATGTGATACCTGTGGGATTGTTTTCATAATAGGTGTATACTCACCTTCATCATTCCAGCTAGGATACTCTTTATCTACTGCAAACGGACCTTTCATAACACCTGTACCAAACAGTGCCATCTCGAAAGCTGTACTGCGTAGATGTTTACTTGCACTTGATTCCTCAAGCTGGTCATGTATTTTCTTCTGCATCATTTTAGCTGCAATCATTGCAGGACTAAAAGTAACTGCAGTAGGGGTTTTGCCTACACCCGCACGAACATTTTCAATGTCGCCAATCTTATCTTTAAGAGGTCCAATGCTATCTAGCAAAGACTTAGCGGTAGCACCTGCAGGTAAATCATTACCGTCACCAGCAAACCCATAAGGACTAGCAGTATCATTTAACTCAGACTCACGAAGTTGCTCTGGTTCTTTAGGGTCAAAGTGTACATCTGCAACTACACCTTCTGGTAGTTCCGTTGGATCAACCGTAAGAGGAAACTTCTGACCTGCAAATAGTACGTCAACAATCTGGCCATACGCAGCCAGTGTCTTAGTCTTTGTTACTTTAATAAACACACGAGACTTCTCAGCCTCTGTAAATTGAACATCGGGACCATATAAACCACGATAGTTGCGATAGGCACGTAACCAACGCTCTTCGTCTTGCTGGCGATAATCATCTGCACGATTATACTTTTCCATAATGAATGGGATAATTTTAGAAGTATCGGCATCATCAATCGTAGAATCGTCACTATCTTCTAGTACGATTGCGTCATCTTCAATAAAGCCGTCAGTTTCTTCTGCCATTTATTTCTTCCTTAATATCCAAAGGTAGCATCTGCTACTCTCATGCTGTTGGAGGGTCCACTATTAGGATCGTAATCCCATATACTAAATCGTGGTCTTGACATGATACCATATCTTAAAGCATCATACAAGTGGTCCTCTGAGGTTGTATCAATGTCCTCTGGGTTTCTTTTGTCAATAGGTAACGCAGGTAATTGAGCTACCATGTTATTACAAGTGTTAAAGAAGATAAGTCTAGGTTCTTCCGTATACTCATCTACCTGTAGGCGTCTGTGTATTTCGTTCTTGCCTGCTACACGTGAACCTTTTGATCTATCTGATGGACGCCAACGGCATCCCTTCTGTATCATTTGTTCAGCCAGTGAAGGGCCAGTATCACCACGCTTGTGCCAAAGAGAACTATCCAGTACACCGTACTTAATGTTTCCGTCTTCAGCCTCTAAGTCAAGTACCATCTCTGCAAGATCGGCAGCAAGTACCTTGGTAACGTATAACTCACGATATACTACTAGCTGTTCACTTGGAGATACTGCAAACCAGACTACTCCTGACTTACTTCCGTACCCGTAGTCACATGCCCGAAACTTAACCCAGTTAGATGGTATCTTAAAAGGTTCAACTACATGGATGTTACGATCAAACTCTGTAAAGGCTGCGCCTTCTTTGATGTCCCAATCACCGTCTAGTAGTTGTCTACGCTGCTGTTCTGGTAGGGATAGAAGCATTGCTTCATAGTCGCCTTGCTCAGCTAGGTAGGGATTATCCCGCAATCGTGCAGGAATAAACTTACGTTTAAAAAGTGCCTTACCTGCCTTCTCGTGTCCTGCAGGGTAGCGTAGTACTTCGTTAGTTTCAATATCCGTAGCATCAAAAGCTGCACCGTAAGCTGCAGGATCAATAAACATTTTTTTAACCCAATGGTGGCCTCTACCTCCGGGGTTAGTAGTTGCTCTCATATATACTGGAAGGTCTTTAGCTGTAGACCTCAAGCGACTCCTCATGTAGTTCCAAGCGAATGGTGTAGGCCATTGAGTAAGTTCGTCAAAGCCTATCCAACTAAATGCCAAACCTTGGTAGCGAAGTACATCGTCTTCCCTGTCTAGGTAGGACATCCACAGTCTAGCACCAGAGGGTGCAGTCCACTGCATCTTACGTTCTGACCACTTTATTCCGGGCCAAATCTTTGGATACATTTCTTGAGACTTAAAGATAAGTTCTCGCAGTTCTTCCGTAGTATGCCGTAGGAGCAATCCTGAGAAGGCTGGGTGGCCCATAAAGCGTAGTGGGTCAGCTAACATAGCGTAGCTCTTACCACCCCCTGCAGAGCCTCCATATAAGACCTCACGCTCACCTGCCGCAAGGAAGTCCGTTTGAGGGCCAACGTTAGGCTTAAAGATAATATTGTGTTGCTCTTCTACTGGAGCTAACTCTTCATATACAATCTTGGGGGCATCAGGCTGCTTCTTCTGAACCTTCTTGGTCTTTGCTTTGCTTTGCACCGAGCCTTGTGCGCTCGATTTCTTCCGCCTTGGCGATTGCCTTTTTGGCATAGTCTGCCCATCTGCGAAGGCTTCCAGCTTTGTTTTTTCTTTGTCGCTCATTATCCAACCGTTTCTTTAGTCCTACGTGCGATATGTCTCTGCCAGTATTTCTGGCCAACCAATTCGCCACTTCACGATACGAATACTGTTTCAAGTATTTCTGCGCTTGTGTAAGCATATCAAGTTCGTGGCTAATTGGCAAGAGTATTCCGTTATCTTCTGGGTCTAATTCGTACCCAAAAGGAATAGTTCTTGCTACACGTGGAATAGGAACCCACTCATCGTCTTCTTTAAGATCGGTTGGTTGAGGAAGTTTCCATGTACCTACAGCTTTAGTCATCTTCTTCCTGTGCAAGTTTAGCTGGCATCAACATGACACCACCCTTAGATTCTACTTGTACCTTCTCAGTTTTAACCAAGCCAGTACGATCAAGTAGTTCTTTAGCTGCCGCCATCTTATCACGAATACCTAGCTCAGTAGGATCATATAGAGCACTGACCATAGCCATAGCTGCCTTGGGTACATTACGTGCTAGGTAACTGTGTGTTACATCAATGATCTCTTCTTTAAGACTATTAGTAATTTCTGTGTTAGTAGTGTTAGCTGAATAACCCGCCATGATTTTAGCCGTGGAAATATCTCCACCTGCCTCATCCATCAGGACCGCTAAAAACTTTTGTTGGCGTTCTGTTAATTCACGTGCCACAATAGTATTCCTTTACATCAATTCAAAGTGTGGGCCATCAATAAATGGACGACGACCTTGGCTGCGACGAAGATCAATGTATTCATTCATTGCGTCTTCCATAGTACCTACGTAGGCAGCAATGTTTCCAACGGACCAAGCTGCTCCCCACTTAATATCACAACCTACTTCATTGGCCGCTTCAGACATAGCATCTGCAATGTCGTCGTATACGTTTAGTTCCCAAACAACATTAGGACCATCGTAAGCTACGAGGTCCACTGCATGAGAAAATCCACTATCTTGAATCAAGTGCTTAGAGTTCATAGTCTGAGACCGACCCGCTGCGTATAGTTTCTTCTGCTCTTCCAGAGTACGAACACCAAAGGTTACACCGAAGTCTACCTTAGTTAGTTCGATAGCTCGCTTTACAGTAGCTACCATGTCAGGGTGAACGCCCTCTAGTTTACCGAGGCTACGATTGGATAGTTTAAATGCCATTGTTATTATGTCCCTAACTTTGTAAAGCCACGAGAAGATGTACCTGACGGGCCTACATTGCTTTTAGGACGAGCCTTTGGGCGCATGGGTTTAGAACGTGTTTTAGGACGTAAAGAAGTTTTAACACCAGCGGAAATAGGCTTTTCTTTTTTTTCTTCAAGTCGAATCTTTGCTACTGCTTTTTCAATGGCGACTTGAGTTCTGGCACGTGTAGCTTCGTTTGTGGCATTCTTTAAATCTGCCTTCATGTCTTTTACTTTATTCTTCATTGCCACAACACCGCCTACGGCACCTGCAGCGGCACCTGTACCAGCCGCTACACGTGTACCTTGACGATAGGCACGTTGACCTTTTGTGGCCGCTTTAATACTGGCTTGACCTGCAGTTGGTTTCGTAGCTATATCCTTGGCATGTTTCTTGCCTTCAGTTATGGCCTTCTTAGTAAACTTCTTTGCTGCAGCTTGCATTCCTCGTCTGGCAATATAGCGTGCAACAGTAGAAGCTGCCGCTGCAATTAAT